GGGGGGAGGCTCTTAACCATACACCGCCAAGTCGGAGAACTGATAGATGAAGAAGATATCGCACAATCCCCTGCCCCTGCAAAGCTATTGATTCAAGGAAACGGTTACACATACTACGCAATATTCGCTTCCGATGTTCAGTATCCTGCCGACGATAAAGAACTTGCGGAAGAATACAAGGATCTGGGAGAACAGATCTTGGAGGTACTGAAAAGCATAGCATTGGTTGGAGACACAAAGCCTGCAGTCGAAAATGAAGGGTTCAAAGTTGTAGGAACGACCTTTTTCAAACTCGAGGTGCCCCAAGACTGGGAACTCAAACGTTCCGCCGACCATCCTGTAGCGTGGGATATATCAGTCGGAGGAACTAATATTGGCCAGATCAAGATGATACCTTACAAATCAGAAACCACTGTAGAAAATGGCAACATGGATGATTTCCTGGTTTTGACTTTGGGTGCCCGCGAAAATCTGCGCCAAATTGCCCTAATCGTAGACCGAAATTACGCCGACGCTGGGACCTTGCAAAAGATCAAAGATACATTCGAGCTGGCCGACGGTTATTTCACAGTCATAGACCTAATGTCCAATGCCAACATTTACGTTGAAAGAGGCGGTACAAGGCTTTTTGGAAAAATCGAAAACGTAGATGTAAAAGACTCTGGACAGGTATCTATTGAAGTGAGACTTAGTGAACAAGTACCAGACGATCAGAGCCCATCTGGCTACAGATTCGAAGATCTGAATGAAACACAAACCTTGACGGCAGACTGGATTCCAAACATAGTACCGCTCATGCCGCCCGATTACGTTACCTATGGGAGATACGACATATATCTCCTAGACTCAACATTTATCGAAGCTCATCCCGACTACAAAGACTTTTACTACGAATTCATCCTAGACAGCGGAGGAAAACTAGTAATCCTGTTTCAGGGAAGCAACAGGGACGGCACTTTCTGCTTCGGACAAAGTCTCACCAGATAAGATGCGAGTAGACACAAGTGACATGTAAGTTGAAAAGTCAGGCTACACCGATAAGGTGCGGCTTGACTTTTTCTATTCACTTGACATGCGCCCCTTTATAGACGCCCAATGGCCGCCTGTCGTTCGTCCTCGAGGCGCTTTAGAATGCCAGCGATTCTCCCATCGGGATACACAGATTTGTATTTGACCAATATCTGGTCGAATTCTTCTGTGGCGTCATGCCATACAACATCCGCCAATGCGATTGCACGGCATAGTTCGTCTGCAGCTGTATCGTTTCCGCTTGGCCCCCCTATAGCCTTCTGGTCCCCAATTAGCGCAAGATATGCGAGAACTGCATTGGGCGCTTCCATAAAGCGTTCGTACAGTACCTCTGAGGAACCCTCTGCCCCCGCGCCGTCTGTATGAAGGTAGTAGGCAGTCAGCTCCCCAAGAGTATAGTCATGAAACTCAGGTAATGATACGGATTTAAGGGCATCATCGGTAATCCCGTAGTCCTTTGGATCAATGCTAACAGCTTTCCATGAAGTATCCTCGAAGTCCGCCTCAATAACTGCCACGATTGCGTTTTCCCCAGTTGACGTCGCATCGTCGGGATCAACCGGACAAACGCAGCCGGTTACTCCTAAGCACATGACTACTGCCAAAAGCACTGCTAGAACATTCCTCACTCATCGTTCCTCCTAGAGATTCATTTTGCCATTGCCTTCAACTGGGATCCAGTTTCAGCATAGCACATAATCGTAGAGAAACGTCCAGTGAAGCATCTACCCGCACGGCTCACATTGAAGCTCAGCACTCAAGCAAAACCCCAGAACTCGGGCATGCCCATGGACGCAAATACGGGAATACTGTACGATACTATCGACTATGACAAGACTACGTGCAGCGCCGTTTATGAGCTTTGCCGTTTATCTTTAGAGGTGCACCGCAAGCCGGGGAGGAGAAATCGCATGTTTGTTCAAGAAGACAATCTGCTCATTCGCAATGCCAACAAAGAGGATGCACCTATTTTGGGCAATTGGTGGCGCAATGGCAAAATCATGGCACACGCAGGCTTTCCAAATGGGCTGGACATCACCGACGAGGAAATTGCGTCTGAGCTTTCGACTGACGCCGATGATACCTTCCGCCGGTTGATAATAGAAGCAGATGGCGCACCTATAGGCGAGATGAGTTACCGCAACAAAGGAAACCGAATTGCCGAGATTGGCATCAAGATTTGCGACAACTCCATGCAGGGAAGAGGATATGGCACTGGATTGCTCCTTATGCTGATTGACGCACTTTTCTGGGAACAAGGATACGACAAGATAGTCCTTGACACAAACCTAAGTAACATCCGGGCCCAACACGTATACGAAAAAATCGGATTCCGAAAGGTACGCATCAATCGCGATTCATGGAGAGATCAACTAGGCAGACCACAGTCATCGATCGACTATGAGTTAACGAAAGCAGAATATGCGCGTGAATCGAAATCCCATACGGCCACCGGCAAACCAAATAGGAACTGTTGACGTCTCTTTCGCCTTTGCTTATAATTAGGCTTGCTATACGTGGCGGCGTAGCTCAGTTGGCTAGAGCATACGGTTCATACCCGTACGGTCACTGGTTCGAATCCAGTCGCCGCTACCAATTTTTATGGGCCATTAGCTCAATGGTAGAGCATCCGACTCTTAATCGGGGGGTTACAGGTTCGAGTCCTGTATGGCCCACCATCCACATCTTATCCGAACCTTTTCTTTACAGATAAGATATTCGGGTTGATGATCAGAATGGGCGATGCCTGAGAGGCTGCTGCGCACACACTTTTCGACGAAAAAATTAAAAAGCCCCCGGTGTCTCGAGGGCTTGGTTACCAGATGGTTTATTCCACGTGGATAATCTTATGGCTCTGTAAGAGCGGCTTTGGCCCGCTCGATTCTCTCTAACAGTGCATCCCTATGTTCTCGCAGCAGCCTGTTCTCCAATCGCAACTGCTCTATCTTCGTATCCGCCACAGGCTCCGGAGTTGCTAGCAGCCCCGTCAAGTAGTCTTTGACGATACTTTCTCCGTAACCTATACCAGCCCATTTACCCGACAAATCCTCAACGGTTTTTGCCGTCCCTGCGATGTATGGGAAATGTCTCGGATCGGGTGTACCGGGCAGCGGGTAGCCGGGCGCGCCCGCATATAGCGCCAGGTGGTCAAGGTGCGCTCTGACTCCCGTAAGATCGTCTGGGAACTTCGCATGGGCATTGACGTCGTAGTTGCCGCCGCCTTGAGTGGTTTTCAGCCCACACCAGTTATGCCATTGCGGTCCTGGTATCACGCCGCCAAATCGGCCAAAGGCCGTCTCCTTGGCGGCTTGGGCGTAAGCAACCTCGGGCCGCACTCCTCCGCGCATGGGCGCCTCCTGCCAGTAGAGCGGAGCCAGATTGACGAACGCGTCGGCAGCCTTGCGTGACATCGCCCATGCTTGGGCCTGCGCAACGGTCGCCTGCGCCTGGCCCAGTATCGGAGTTCCGGTTGCTGCGGACACGATCTCATCAAAAGGATAATGCCGGCCAGGGCAAAGAGTTGCGTTTAAGCCGCGGTGCCCTTTTATAGCCAGTCCCGGGTAACGGGTCAGTATGTCCTTGATGAGTGCAATAACAGCTTGTTTTTGCGGCGTAGGCATAGTCTCCTGTTCAAAGTCACCCTCAGCGCAAATGCCAATTGTGTGATCGTTGTGGCCGGCGCTGTGTGCGCCCACAACATCTTCAGGGCGGCCTCGGTATATACCGCCCAGCTTGCTAACAAAATAGTGGTAACCTATGCCAAGCCAACCGTTACCTAAGTGCCAGCGGTGCACGTCCTCCACCGTACAGCTCTTGGCTGCGGCATGATGAAGGACCAGGGTATCTGTTCGATTGCGTGGAGTAAACGAGCCTGTAAACTTTAGTCCTCGATCAATCACTTGTACCGGCATGGCCCTCACCCGCTTTCTGTTTCATCTGCTCAAGTGCCGCCTTCAAGAACTCCGGGATAGGCACTCCGCAGCGGCCTACGTTTTCGATGATCGACAGCGCTTCGTTGGCGAGATAGAACCAAATTGCCAGTGAACGGAACACTTCTTGACCTACGGCTTTATCGACCTGATATGCTACCGCCACGATTACGAACAGTAGAACCTTCTTTACTATGCCTCTTGCACCGAGTTCCGAGTTTAGGCCCTTCTCGTACCATGCGGCAGTGACTCCGGTTATGTAGTCTGTTACTACAAGTCCGACAAGCACTTTCAACATCAGGTCCCACCCCCCAAAAAACGCTGTAAAAAACGCGCCAACTGCTGCAACGGATAGTTTCAAATAGCCAATTGCCTTACTTGCATCCATCGGGTTATCCCCTTTCCAAATATTGTACGGATCAATAAACCACCTCTGTCGAGGTGGTAGCCTGTTTGCTCCCAAATCAAAAACCGCCCTTTGGCGGTCTGGGAGATGGTGTTTAGTCCTTATGATGCAGTTTAAGTCAAACGTAATACTAATACGGGTATTTTTCTTGTTGCATCAATACACTTATCATGTTTTCTTTTTCCATATTCTCACTTGTAAGCCTTGCAATTACTTCGTTCTGCTTTCGTATCACCTCTTCTTGCTTTTCAATGATTTCCAGCATATCGTAATATATCTTAGTTTTAATCTGCATAAGGCTCTCCTACAATTTGTTCATATTGTGCAATTGTAATTCGATTCATTTCGACCAAGAATTTATAAAGCCTTTTCTTAGCTTCTGTCATTAGCTTGCACCTCCAAGCAAAACTACCTCAGTTAAATCAGCTAATAGCTGTTTCAGCTCTTCATTTTCTTTTTTCAAAACCAGAATCTCCAACCCGGCTCCCGCAACACCTTCCATCACATAGTCGTTAAGTGTGTTTTGCGATAAAACCATCGCCTTTACTTCTTCGAATCTGGTCAACTGTTCCTCTGTGTATTCGATATGCTCAAACCTAACTATTTCCATGTCGTCCCATTTTTGCTCAAAGTCCAACCACCAATTGCGACCTTCGATAACAGGCTGCTCATACTCTGTGCCGTTTCTGGTATACACTACCTTCTCTTGCGCTAGTTTTAAACCTTCGCTATCCCTGTAAAGCATATAAAGCACCTTCCTTTTCGAGTTTCTTTACGTCTACCTTTAATACGCCTTTGTTGTTCATGTAAATATAATCATTCTTTTCAAGAAGCCGCTGAACAAAATTGTAGCTGCACCCGTGCCTGGCATGACCCAGCCAACTATTTAGGATTTGCTCTGCTTTTTCGGTCGTCATCCTGCCTTCAATGATTAAGCGCCTCCTTTTCTTAGCTTTCCTTTTGATCTTCTTCTTGGAGTCATTCCTAAGAAGTCTGTGTGTTGCATAGATCTTAAAGCCCACGGCGTTGACGCCTTGGTTGATTGGGAATATCTTTGTTTTGTTTTTGTTTGTATCTAGGTTTAATTTTCTTTTTATAAAGTCTGTCAAGAGACTTAAGATATCCCTGGCCTTTTGCTTGCTTTCGACTACAATCACTATATCGTCAGCATAACGGACATAGTATTTGAGACCTAATCGTCTCTTAGCATATTGGTCTACCTCATTCATGTAGATGTTAGCGCCAATCTGGCTAATAGTATTACCTAGTGGCAATCCCAAGGGGCCTATAGCATCTGCGCTATCTATGATTTTGTACAGCAGCCTAAGTGTTTTTTCGCACTTTATCTTTTTGGTGAGTAGCTTTTTCAAGATCCCTCTGTCTATGCTATAGAAAAACTTCCTAATATCGATTTTGATAATGTAGGCTGTGCCTCCATACTGCCACTTAGCTTTCCTAATGAAATGCTGTATTCTATCAACACACTTGTGGGTTCCCTTGTTGTCAATACAAGCATAGCTGTCATAGATAAAGATTGGGTAATACACTTGTTTTAATATGTTGTTAATCGCAATTTGCACTATCTTGTCTCTATAGTGCGGAGCGTCTACTATTCTTTCCTTTGGTTCGTATACTTTAAATCTGGTATACCCAGAAAACTCGTAAGTTTCATCTATAAGACTTTGCTTAAGCTGCATTAGATTGTAGGTTTCGTTTTTGTGAAATACCATGGCTTCAACGCCATATTTACTCTTGCCTTTTTGCGTTTGGCGGTAAGCTTTATACAGGTTTTCATCATCTACTATAGCGTCGAATAGAGTTTGCGACAATCCTGGTGTTCACCTCTTTGGTTACTAAGCATATTGTCATTGTTTATGTGTTTACACTTTTTACAGTGAAAGAATTAGGCTCTCTTGAATTATACTCAAGCCATGTTGTTAAAACCGTAATCTTAACAATCTAAAACTTAGTAAAACCAGGACAGGGCGCCAACCGTTGTTCGAATTCGTATTCCACGAGTTGTTCGCATTCAAGTAGGAAGCACCGTTGTTGCCACGAATGACACGCCTTTTTTCAGCCTAATCCTTAATAGGTTTATCTTTTATTAACTGACTTTATATAGCCAGATAATAACTTATTAATCTCAGTTAGCTCTGCATCTATTATTTTATAGAAATTGTTGCTGATGTACTTTCTCTCCTTAGACAGTTTCATCAACACTTTCAATACTTGTAAATGCCCATCGGCTTCTTGCAAGTAAACCAGCCGCTTGGATTTTACGCTGTTTCCTAGGCTGATATATTTCAATAACTCGAAGAAGTTTTCTTTTATATGCTGACAGAGAGCAAACTTCTCCGACTTGGGAAAGTTTACAAGCCTGGGGTATATAGTATATAAAAGTTCCTCTGTTTTTCTATACACCTTTAAATTTTCTACAGACAACATATATCACCCTTTACACGGGCTACGCCCTCGCCTTCGCTCGGGACTTCGCCCGCAGAAATTAGAGAGCAGCTATCCGAGTAATTCAAGAACAGGGCGCCAACCGCCGTACGAAGCCGAATCCCACGAGAAGCCCGCACCCAAGCAGGAAGCACCGTAGTTGCCACGAACGACACGCCTCCAGGTCGCGGAATCATCTCTGGTTTCTTGGCACCATGTATAGTTTCCTGAACCGAAAGTGTGATGTGTGATTAGGTCGGCATCGGTCAGATAGACTCCCCAGTCTTCTGTTGTTCCTGCATAAGCAGGGTAATTCCAGTTTTGTAGTTTCGCATGTTCGTGTAATGGCAAAATGATTGCATTCCATTCATTGTCAGGCCCGATACTGCCCCTATCAGCATTTGCATATGAGTCCACAGGGTCGCTGGCAGCTCCGTGTATGAGCCGAACCCGGTATTTTAATCCGTTTATAGTTACGACTTTGTTTTGTGTAACTGCATTCGCCTTGGGGTATATTCTACCTTTCTTATTCCCTGATTCGGTTACTAAGCTGCCACCGCTTAACACAATCTTAGTATCAGTTATAGAGGATACAGTGAACTCACCATTGTTTGCACTGTTGGCCCAGCCCTTCAAGACAACAGTATCTCCAACCGCTGCGACAGTGTCTGCGTAATCCATGCCTGAACTTTTGTCACCTTTGAAGTGTTCGGTTGTAGTATTTATGCTATTGTCCGTAGCGCTAATGCTTAGCTGAGTCCCAATTCTTCCGTTGGGTGGCAATGTCCCTTCATCATTACTGGCGTATACCGCTCCTGCTTCGTATATGGCATTCCATGTCGTTGAGTGCCTAATGGGCTTAACAGGTATAAAGCATATCCTACCTTTAAAAATATACTTAATCCAAGGCGTATCGCTAAATTGCAATGTTCCAGCGGATATGCCCACATCCAAGGCTATTTGGTCACCCGTGATTAAATCACTTGCGGGGACGAATCCAAAAAAGCCGGCATTTTTATCACCGGCCAAAAGGAACTTTCCTCCTGGGGCATTGCTATAGTCTTCTTGTACCCTTGTGTTTGCGATTTTCTCCAGGTGTTGGTTCATTAAATCAAACTGCTCTTTGGCCGGCAAGTTAAATATCTCTGCCATTATACAACCTCCTCACAGATAAATTGTGTGATGCCATCCTTGACCCGTAGACCGTATCTGTATATTTTATTATTGGTTACGTCTTTGATTAGGTGAGGCATGTTTTCCGCCTTATGTGCATCTATGGCCTCATCCTGAGACTTCTTGTCGGCATCAATCTTATCCCAGTTGTCATTAAGCATCGTCTCGATATTGAACGTATCATTACCATCAGCCACAGGGTCTTTTTTCAACAGCCCTAGGTTAGGCGTGTTTTCTGCCATCAGCGTTCACCTCCCGCAAATTTGCGCAGAGGAATCTGTTCTATCTCAGCCAACGTCATCACTCCATGAATGTCTCGGACAAGCAAGTACGCGAAGTAATACGCCACTCGCAAATGGGCCGGCGCAATGTTCTCTACCGCCTTTTTGGCATCGTCTATGTTAGGCGGAATACCAAGCACACTAGTAAACTGCACGTTGATACTGCCGTCAAACGTTACCTCTACTTGACCGTTCGTAAAAGCATCCACTGCTGTTTTGATTAGTAGTCTATCTACTTTTCCAGTACCGCGCCATTTGGACTTTATGACCGATCTTCGCTCACCCAAGGGTTTATTTAAATCCGTTTCTATTCCGAGTTCTTTTTCGTAGACCGTTAGTCCCCAAGTGGCTGTATCGATGTTGAGTTGTTTTTCGAGATCTACTATATCAACATTAAGCTTATTAAATTCAATCTGTTCAGCTTGTAGGATTTCTTGAAAAACTTTGGATTGTCTTTCGTAAGACGGTAATAAGTCGATTAGCTTACTCACTTATTACCACCTCGCCAAGCACAGCAACCTCGTCATCCGCTATGGCTATGTTAGCAGTCAAGCCATTGACGCTAAGGTTTTGATAGTCTATCACACCATCGCTGTCTAAGATTAGCGCCCCTATGCGTGCATAACTTACAGTGTCCTCCACAAACGCAATGCTCTTGAGATACTCAGCTATGCTATCTTCGATACTTGCTTTGACCTGCCCCAGCGTATGGCTTGCGTCCCGCGTGACTTTGGCGGTTACGTTGATATCTACACCTGTTGCCGACGCCACGGTACAAAAAGCACCGATAGGGGCCACACCGTCACCGGCACCGGTTGTGCCAGGGTCAATATGCTCTTGCACAGCAGCCACTAGCTCCGGGCCGGTCGGTTGTTTGTTGCTATCTATAATTACGACTTTGACTGTGTTATCACCGGCCCAAAGCGGGATTACTCTGGCGTCGCCTACACCTGTAACCTCTTTTGCCCAATTCAAGTAATGGTATCTGTTTCCTGATGTTGCAGGCGTTCTGATACGTTCGTAATACCGCTCTAACAGACTCTTGTCAGATTCAGCATCATAGCCATTCGTAACCGGCTCTGGATTAGTTACACTGATTAATCCGGGAATACTAACAGGGAAATATTTTATCGCTCTCGCGGGTACGTTGCCCACGCTTCCCGCCTGCTCGCATTCCACTAGCACCTGCATCTGCCCACTAGTGCCGATGGCCTTATTTTCTTGCGCAACAAAGACAACGGTATCAGACGCTACCAGATCGCCGGTCCTAATTACGGCCCCTTCCCGGCCTGTGATTGTGACCGTGGTGCTGGACTTGGTAGCGGGCTTACGAGTTAGTCCAGTTCGTTGATAGGCAAAAGCTGCAAGTTCTTCACCTTCCAAGTTCTCAATGTCGAGTTTGTCAGCAACGTACCCAAGGTCGATGTAGGCTTCCGCAAACTTAATGGCAGCTGGCGATATGGCATCGTACACCAAGCTGCCCTCGTTTTTGTTTATTTCAGTTGCAATACTGTCCAGCATCTCTTTCTTTATTTGTTCCTCTGTGTGCTCGCTATACACTGATCTCCACCTCCCCGTATGGGGTAACTGCCGTAAAATCAGTACACAGAATGTCTTTCTCTGCACTGACTGCCAAATTGCGTATATCGGTTACATAGTCCTCGAGCGTAGGCCAAATAGCTTCCTTGACTAGCCTCTCAGCCTCCGACTGGATGACCGCATTTGAGTATCTTTTACCCACCAGCGGCTCCAACTCATGGCCATAGTCCCAGCTATATATCAAGTGGCGGTACCGTGACGTCTGAAATATCTTCCATATCCATATTTTGACGGCTTCCTTACCCTCGACAATGTATATCCTGCCGTTTCTTGTCTTAAACTCGCATTTGTCAACATCCCAAGCCCATTCGCGCGCCACCGGTAACTCCGCAGCGGCGGGTTCCTCGGCCGCAGGCGGGTCTATAAAAGGAAACAGACTCATAATCTCACCACCTTGGCCAAGATGATATACGTCTGGCCATCTGTAGTTGGCATAACCGCAACTGTATCGCCAGATTTGAGTGTGTCAGTTAGCTGCATCGTTCCAGCCGGCACCCCGATTTTAGTCACGTCATGGGTATGGCTACCATGATCGCCAACTACAGTATCAGTTTCTTCGCTTTGGCTATCGGTCAGCGGCATTGTAATGTTACGCCGGTAGCCGGGCAACAGGTAATCGGCTATCAAAATGTTGTCCTTGTCGATCTGCAGATCGACCATTTTAATTATGATATTCGGCGGCGGAGAGACTATCTCTGCCAGTCGTATGCCTGGCGGATTTACACTCTTCCCCTGGCGCTGCATTGCCGACAGCAGCTCTACGTACGGGTCTTGCATCATAGCCCCTCCTTTGCATCCATCATGTTTTTAAAATTAAGTTCTAGGCTCATCATGTGCTGGCCATCCTCAAAAATGTGCTCATCGCTATCAATGTAAAACAGGCCGTTAAGCCCAGTATATGGCTCTTTCACCGTCACCGCTCGGCCTGTTATGCACTCAATATTTCCTATTCCTTGTACAGATGCGCGCTGATCCACGCCCCTAAGCATGTTTTTAGCGACCGTCTGCGGGTTCTTATCCGTTTCTTGCGTGTAAGCATCTTGCAGCACGCCATAGTGTTTGATCCAGTCAGCGTTTTCTACTACACCTATCTCATTTTGCTCATCATCGTATATCTTGACGCGGTTAACCATGCCCTCGATGCTTTCGCTATAGGCGCTTTCGCTAATTAAGACTGTGTCAGGGCCTACTTCGGATGCAAGTGTATACTTGGCAACCGTTTTGCCTTTCTGGATCACGCTTAGATTGCCGTCCCGCATAATCGATATATAGTTAATGCCACTAACCCTAGAAGCATGGTTATAGGCCGTCATGATGATGTCGTAAAGACTTTGACTGTCGGCTATGAAACTAACCGGTATTCCGGGATTAGCAAGTTCTCCGGTGGTAATCCCTACCTCTTGGCAAACCTTCTGCGTTATTTGTGCTGGCGTCATGTTCTTAAAATTGAATGTCATTTTGGATTTGAGAAGATATACCCCGCCATCATAGGCCGTTACCCGCATCTCGGTGCCGCTTGACGATTTCTCTTTAAAAAATACGTAACCACGAAATCGCTCAACCCCATCAGCAGTAAAGAACTTGACCATGTTGCCTAGACCAATGAATGGTCGTGGAAGAAAGCGGTCTGTCGGGGATACTGCGACGGCAAATTCTAGCCTGCGTGCCGCTTGCTTGTAATTACCAGTCCACGTCACACTAGTTACAAGCTGAGATATATTCCTTGACTCCGCTGGTGTATTGACTAGCATTGTAAACAACTTATATCACCAACTTTTGCCCGGGGTGAATAAGGTTTGGGTTCTTAATGCCGTTCTTGCTGGCTATCTGCTTGTAGTTGGCACCGTTGCCGGTAGCGCGTTTAGCGATAGCCCATAGAGTATCGCCAGCCTTCACCGTATAGGTGTCCGGTGTCGGCTTCGTTACCGGTCGTTGGGTCTCAGGTGGCGTGTAGCCCTTCTTTGTAAGCTGCTGAGTCGGGACTTTCAAAAACCGGTATTCCCGTAGCTCTAGAGTGAAATATACGTCGCCTGTACCGTCCCGCTCACCATACTCAAAACCCTCGATTCCTACTGCCATGTTTATGTCTGTGTCCGTGATAATCAATCTAATGGGCTGCCCAGTCTTGCGCCATCGCTCGATCATCTCGACGCATTCATAGGGTTTCGGAAAACCCCGGTACTGGCAAAAATGGTATTCCTGAGCAGGAAAAAAGCTAGAGAGCGTAATCTCTGCCAGCTTTCCCTCTCCTTTACCCAAGAGATTTATCTGCCCTGCTGTCTGCGCTGTCGTCACGGTTTTATTTATGTTTCCCTTTATCACTCCGAAGGCCGAAGGCGGAACCGGGAGTTGCAACTCTTCTTCTCGGTTGTTATAACTGAGCCAAAACTCCATATTATGCACCTCCAAATGCAACTTCAGCCTTAGTCAGCTTCTTGGCTAGTGCCGTAGCTATCTTGTCGATGTCGGCTTCCTCACGGACAATCAAGGTGTCGGCTAATTTTGCAATGTTGAAGTGTCTGGCGCCCTCGACCCGGCCTTGGACTCTGGCTAGTGCTAATGACTCATCATGCGGGTACACTCTGGAGCCGCGCGGGAGGTCGATAATCTCGCCGCCGCGCTCATGCACCTGTACGATGCCGCCACGCCAACCCATAGTGCCGGCGGCCAGTTTTGGAATCAACGGGATGTCAATGCCCTTGCCGCCAATTTTCGGCACCCACTTTGGCAATTTGATTTTGTTGAGCCCGCCTATGACACCATTGACCAAGCCTATTATCAAGTTCAGAGGCGCTTTTGCTAGCGCAACTAAACCGTCAAAGATGCCGCCGAAGATATCCTGTATGGCTTGCCATGCCAGCTCCCAATCGCCAGTAAACACTCCGACAATGAAATCCACAATACCACTAAACACCTGGAGCAAGGCGCCCACTACAGTGCCTATCGTCTCTGCGGCAACAATGAATACGTTAGAAATAGCACCCCAAATGCCTGTGAATACAGGCACCAATTGCCTGAAAACGAAAGATATAAATGTTGTTACACCCGCGAAGATGTTTCGAATATGACCCATCGCTGTAGCAATCGTCTCTTTCATGTTCGGAAAGGTCTTTTCTGTCCATGCAGTAATCTTATCCCAGTTTTTGTAGATTAGCAGCGCTGCAAGCGCAATGCCAGCTATGAGCAGTACAACCATGTTCCCAGGGCTCAACAGTGCGTTCATGATGCCGCCCATCTTTTTAGCCTTGCCAGCAAAGTCGGCGAATTTAAACATTACTCTAGACACGCCTTGTGTAAGCTTGCCGATGATTAACACGACCGGCCCGATTGCCGCGGCTATGCCAGCGAACTTTACTATCATCTCTCGCTGCTCCGGTGTCAGATTATTGATCATATCCGCAAACCTTGAGAATCCATCCGCAACCCGATCTATAATCGGCGCAAGGGTGTCTCCAAACTTTTGCGCCGATACCTGCATCTTTATCATAGATTGTTTAAAGCTAAAACCTGTGGCGTTTACGCCTTCTGTTTGTTCTCTAAAAGCTCGTTCCATAGCACCGGAGGAATCTTCGAGTTGCAACAGTTTCTCCCGGTATACGTCGCTTTGTTCGCCTGCCAGAGACAACGCCAATGTCTGCCCCTGGATAGAACCGATGTATTTTTGCAACGGCGTTCCGCTAGATTTGGCGGTTTTGACGATGGTCTCAAACGCCCCTATTAAGCCTTCTTTTTCGATCATAGCCTTGCCGTCAGCATAGCCTAGCTGTTGCATCAAGGTTGTCATTTCTTTGGTTGGCGCCATCAAGGCCTTCAGCGCACCGCGATACTGGGTGCTTACCTCGCTCGCATTGCCTGTTACTCCGGTCGCTGTCGCATAGACGGCGAAGAGTTCCTCTTGCGCAATGCCTAGCTCGTTTGTTAGGGGCACTACCGCGCCAATCGATGCAGCCATGTCAGGAAACGAGGTCTGGCCGAGTCGTAAGGTCTCAAACGCCAAGTCCATAACCTTCCGATTCGCTTCCGCTGAAGTATCACCAAAACCCTTCATAACTGCGCTAGAGAGGTTGAGCGCGTCGTTTGTAGTGGCCATCCCTGCCTGTGCGGCCTTGGCGTTAATCGCCACCTTATCCATCGTGTCTTCTGCGTCGCCATATGCACTGATTACGGCGTATGTCCCGTCTGCAATCTCAGCAGTGCTTTTCGCCGTCTCCACCGCTATGTCCTGGATGTCTCCCTTAAGCTTTTGCAGTCTCTCGCGCTGGCCCGGAATCATGGTAGCAATGCTCGCCATACTCTCATTAAAATCCATACCCATCTTGGCAGCCGCAACGCCGGCTCCAATCACCGGCACAGTAATGCCTTTGGTCATGCTCGAGCCTAACTTGGTTAGTTCTCTTCCGGTTCTGTTAATATCCTTCGCCATATTTCTGGTGGTCCGCTGAAAATTACCCATATTGTTTTCAACGGTTTGGAGCGTCGCGGAGAAATCATCTTTTAATTGGATAACC